ATGAATGCATTAATTCAATTTATCAAGATTGTGCTTATTACTACTTTTATATCCGGTTTGCTATACGCTATCGGACAAGCAGTTAATAATCTTATTCCTTGGTCAAATATTACAACTTTTTTTGGAATGATAAGACAATGGTCAAGTCTTATTGATTTTATTTTCCCGACTGATACGCTCTGGCAAATAGTTGGTTTAATATTTTCAGTCTATCCTTTTTTATGGTCAATTATGGCTATAAAAATATTAATTAATAATTCTGGTTTAAGAGAATAATTATATGGCATTAGACGGTTCAAAATTTAAATTAATAACTGGACTTCCCGGAAGCGGAAAATCTTTGATGATGGCGACCTTTGTTTATCCTTATCTTATTGCTGGTTATCAAGTCTATTCCAATTTATGGCTTAACTGGAAAAATTTTGATGTTTTAGGTGAATGGGATACTGATAAAAATAATCTTCATTATTATCAAGAAATAGAAGATATTGTTGATGTTAGAAATTGCATTGTAATTTGTGATGAAATTGCCGAACCGCTCGATCCTAGAAACTGGGAAAACGAAAGCGGGGCGATTAGACGATTTTTTCAGCAACATCGACATCACCACGTTGATATTTATGGCACAACCCAAAATATAACGCTCGTTGCTAAAAGTGCTCGAATAGTAATAGATGAATGGACTGATTGTTTTCGCATTTTGCGAATTATTCCCGGAGTAATTATTTTTCGGGAACGTTCAATTGATAGAACGCAAATGTTAAAAGAAGAACCCGAACCAAAAGATAATGGTTTTTTCTCATGGTTATCAGAGCTCAGATTTTTTCTTAAATCAAAATTGTTATTTACTAAATGGAATAAATACAAACTAGAGCTTGAGCATAAATTTTGCGAGAAATGCCACGAGAGACACGAGTTTAATTTAAATATTTGTCCAAAATGTAAGCAAGTTTTAGTTGTTAAACCAACCGGAATTTATGACAGTTGCTATGACATTAAACTTCGCCCTAAAAAACATTATTGGCGACCAATTAGTATTTGTGCTGATTGTGGTCGAGAACATAAGTCGGGATATAGAGGCGTTTTAAGTGAAGAAGAATTCTTAAAACAAAAGGAATTAACAATTAGATAGTTCTTTAAATGTCTATACAAAAAAAGGAGTCAATCCCGAAGGATTAACTCCTAAATTTGTTCGAGCTTATTGAGGCTCGACTTGTAGGTCAAAAAACAAATAGATTGTTTTTGGCCGTCTCTCAATAACGGCTCCCGTTTCCTTGTCTTTCTTTTCAACGATAATGAAAGACCGGATAGCCTTCTCGTCTTTTTTGACGACATAGCCGTTCTTGAGCCAGCCTTTGAAAGTGAAGCAATTAACAAACGGATTATAACGTTTGGCTTCATCTTCGCCCCAACGTTTGGCAATCTGTTTTCTAACAAGATCAGAAGTGTTCTCTGAACCTGTCCAATTTGATTTGACTGAAATATTCATAAAATTAAATTGGCGACTGATTTTTAAATTGCCGGATAACGTCGCCTTAGATTATCTATCGGCGAGGCATAAGACAACGGCTGATTGCTTGCGACAGTCAAGGTGGAGACTAGTACTACCTTGATAGGCGATAAGCTGACGTTAAAATGAAAAGCCACGATAGACAATCATTCCCTTTCCGAAAATTTTGCAGTTCGACCGGTCGTGTGTTCTTTTCTTTTTTCGGCGGTATCCCCTCGGGGGAGCCGAAAAAAGAAAATACGACCGGTAAATGAGAGTTAAGACTTGATGTGTTCTTAACTTGATTATAACCACACATCTAAAGAAAATTGTTATGGCTTATACTTACGACTTTAAAGTCGTGGTATCGGGCAAACAGGTTGAATTATATAAATATAAGAAAAATGTCTGGCGGGAATATGAAACAAAAAAAGATGAAATTCTCATAAAAGAGCCAAAACAATTAGATTTATTTGAACAAGAAAAATTAAGAAAACAAAGAATGAAGTTTTCAGTTAATAGAACAAGAACTGAAATAAGAAGATTAGTTAATTCCAACCCGCAATTAAACAAGTTTTTAACTTTGACCTTTGCTGAAAATATCACCGACTTAAAAACAGCAAATTATATATTTAATAAATTCGTTCTAAGGATGAATTATAAATATAATAATTTTGAATATTTGGCGGTTCCCGAATTCCAAAAACGAGGAGCAGTCCATTATCATTTGCTTTGCAACCTCCCTTTTATTGAAATAGCTGAATTACAAGAATTATGGGGTCAGGGGTTCGTTAAAATAAATAAAATAGACGATGTTAATAATGTTGGAGCCTATGTCTCTAAATATCTTGGTAAAGAAATGGATGAAAGAACTTTTGGTAAGAAAAAATTTTTTCGTTCTCAAAACTTAAAACAATCAGTTGAATTGTTGGGCTATATCGCTCAAAAATTCGTTGAAAGATTTTTATCTTTATTAAGCCCAGTTTACGAAAAAGTCTTTAAATCTGACTGGATTGGCGAAGTTGAATATTTTGCCTATTCCCTAAACTTTATCCCCTTTATAAAAGGAAAATATGATAGAAGCGTTTTATTTAAACCGTTATGAAATTTACAGACGAACAATTAGACGATTTTATCGCTTTATACCAAAAAGAATTTGGCGATAATATTGATCGAGCGGAAGCCTTGCGACAAGCAACCGCTCTTGTTTCGCTTGTAAAATTGACATATGCCCCAATGAGCCGGAAAGACTTTGAAAAATACAGCACCTTGAAATATTAAAAAATAATTGTTATTATATTGTTGACACCTAACAAAATAATAATCGCTAAGGCTTTTTTAATATTCGTCCCCAGAAAGGGGTAGTTGTGCCGATGAATATTGCCTTTGGCGATGTTTTGTTGGGTGTCCACGACTACCCCTTTTTGTATATAAAAATAAAAATATGGAAACAAATAATCGAGAAACAATAACAATTGTTGTTAACCTGGATAATTATTTTGGGGCTTTAGCAAAAGTTTTGCTTTTACTTAAAAAAGATTATCAAGAAAAAACTTATATTTTTGATAAGGACAAACTTTTAACGGAAGTTATTAGAGATTTAAAAGTCTTACAAAAAAATTGTGTAATAAAAAATAGATATGGAAGAAGTAAAAAATAAAATTAAATATTTTGCTTATGTCCGCAAGTCAACTGAAGGTGAGGAACGGCAGGCTTTATCTATTGAAAGCCAAAAAGACAAGGTGAAAGAAATTCATCCTCATTTGGATATTGTAGAAGTATTAGAAGAAAGACATTCAGCTTTTAAACCATACAACCGCCCTTCATTTGAGGAAATGATAAGACGAATAAAACTTGGTGAGGCTTCCGGCATTATTGCTTGGCACCCAGATAGATTATCAAGAAATGAAATTGACGCTTCAACTATTACATATTTAGTCCGAACTGGAGTAATACAAGACTTGAAATTCGGTTCATATAATTTTGATAATAGTCCCGAAGGGATCATGATGTTGCAATTGGCATTAAGTCAATCGCAATATTTTTCGTCAAAATTAGGCAAGGATGTAAAAAGAGGTTTAGAGAAAAAGGTTTCCCTTGGTTGGCTTCCTGGAGTGGCTCCTGAAGGCTATTTAAACGATATGAGACTAGAAAAGGGGCAACGAACCATAATCCACGACAAAAAGCGATTTATACTACTTCGCAAGGCTTTTGATTTAATGTTAACCGGCACTTATACGGCTCAAGAAGTATTAAATAAGCTAAATGACGAGTGGAGTTATAAGACAAGAAAAAAGGCTAAAACAGGGGGAAATAAACTTTCCCGTTCCGTTTGGTATAAAATGCTTTCTAACCCATTTTATGCCGGTATAATTGTTTATAACAATAAGGAAAGCAAAGGAAAACACAAACCATTAATTAGCTTGGATGAATTTAACCGAATACAAGAAATTTTAGGTCTTAGAGGTTGTAAAAGACGACCACAAAAGCACGAGTTTACATATTCGGGCATGTTTAAGTGCGGTTCTTGTGGTTGCGGTATAACCGCTGAACACAAAACAAAATATATTAGAAGCACTCAAGAAGTTAAAGGCTATAACTATTATCACTGCACCCATAAGAAAAAGGAAATGAATTGTCGCCAAGGTTCAATTGAAGAAAAAGAAATAACCGAAGAAATAGTTAAAAAATTAGAAAAATTGGAAATGCACCCAATATTTTTAGAATGGGCTTTAAATTATTTAGATAGTCAGAAAAATGTTGAAAAAATAGAAAATAAGGAAATAGAAATAAATAAAGATAAGCGGATTAATGAACTAAAAGATCAATTATCCAGCTTAACTATGATGAGAGTAAAAAATTTGATTGATGATGAAGAATATTTAAAGGAAAAATTATCCCTTAAAAAAGAACTGGAAAAACTAGGCAAAATTTTAGACCAAAAAACAAAAGAAAGCGATATAATCGAATTAACCAAAGATAAGTTTATATTTTCAGCTTATGCCAAAAAGAAATTTATCAAAGGTGATAAATTAACTAAAAAAGAGATACTAACTGATTTAGGTTCGAACCAACAAATAAATGACAAAAAGGTCCATATTTACTTGTTTAAATGGCTTTTGCCTATCTACGAGAACGTTGAAATTTATAATGCCAAATTAGCAAGGTTAGAACCAACAAAAATTGGCTTAGATTATACAAAAAACAGAGCTCTAAATGAACTCCGTCTCTCTTGGCACGGGATGAGGGAATCGAACCCCCGGCCGCTCTTTTGGAGAGAGCAATGTTACCACTACACCAATCCCGCAATTTTAACTAAATTTACGTAA